CTGACTTTATCGTTTGCCATTCCTATTCCTTGAAATTAGCTTTTCTTTTCGCTCGTTTTCTTGCTCTGATTCTCTTACTAGATTATCTATTAAATTCATAACATCGACAAATTTAGCTGGTTGATCTGCTAGATTACCCTCGTAAAGCATTATGCCATCCTTGTATTTAGGGTAATAGTTGATCAATGATCCCCAATAGCCGTTATAACTGTTGCCGATGCATTTATTATAAAGAATTGTCGGATTACCAGTGTTATTAAACTCGGGCTTATATGAATGCCTTGGTTTATCCGCTAGGTAGTCACATGCCATAAATTCTCTGTGCTTTAATGTCTTTTGCTTATCATTCTTATATTTTAACTTGCAATCATGGCATCTATATCTAGGCTGTGTCATTGTCGTATAGGTGGAGCAAATTTGTATATAATCAACATCAGAGATTGTAGATATTTGCTTTATTTTCTCTACTAGAGCTAAAACTATTACATTATCAGAACCTCTATAGCTAACTACTTTCCCGACTTAACCTCTAACTTAACACCAGCTAGTTTTTTACCAGATACGGGATCAACTAGATCTTTAATACCATTTAATATTTGCCACGCTGCAACAGTTAATTTCTCTTTCTCTTCTAAGCATAATATCTCTGATACGCATTCATCAGTTAGGCTGTCATTTTCAAATTCAAGCTCATACTTGTCGCCATTATAATCTTCTATGCCATCAACAGCTTTTAATGCATGTTTGATGTAATATACTTGCGCTTTAAGTAGATCGAAAACCTCGCTACCATCTACAACTCTAGTACACTCTGCTAATTCTTGTTTTTGCATGTAGTTTAGAGGTGAAAGTGTGAAAATTACATCACCTATAGTTAATTTAACTTTATCCTTAATCTTTAAGATCTTAGCCATATCCACTCCCATAGATAAGCCACCTAACTTAATAGGTGGCATTTATAATATTAAATAAAAGAAATAAAAACCGAATCGTTACCAGCTGATTTATGACATTTAATCTCTAAAGCCTCTGTGATAATACCATCTTGATCTGCAACTGGTGCTGCTGTTATTTTCCCTTGTGGCAACCACCCAGCTACTACTTCTGAAAATTCACCATCTGTAGCTGCTGGATTGTAAGCAAAAAAGAATACACTCACATCATCGTTGTTATTAAATTTATCCCACGTCTTAGTAAGGTCTGTGTCATCTAAATATGGATTGATGGATAGCGATGTTACTTGCTCAGTAATTCTTGATCCTAGCTTTCCACTTTCTTGACACGCATCTGATATTGTAGAAACAGTATTCTCAATGCTTAATGCTAATTCAGTGTAGCTAGTTTTAACTCCACCGATCCAAGCACATGCGCTTAAAGCAACTGGCGGTAAACCATCTGCTGAGAAATCTGGTGTAAAATCTGCATCAGCATCTTCTCTTACTACATCTAAGCCTTGTACACCAAAACTCATACTAGGTAATTGACCTACCGAGAAGTTTTCAACTGATCCACTTGCAGCTCTTAAACCTGAAACCTTTTGCTTGATAGCTTGTGATCCCATGTTATGTTCTGCTGAAAATGTTACAGCGTTATTTGTATCTGAATAATATGTAGTTACTTGAGCTACTACTACAGCATCACTAGGTGCGCCGTTATCTAGCGCGAATGGAAACTCGATAGAAGTATTTGCAACGATAGCTGAAATAGGTCTACACTCAAATGCACCAGCTTCTTTAATTAATACAATATCGCCTACTGAAAAAGCAGATGTATCAGCAAAAGTAATTACTGTGCTTGTGTGACCTGTGCTAGATGTTTGATCTGCTGAAATTTGTCTTTTACCACCTAAAAGCGATCTAAGAAGTACATCTAGTGATTGAGGTGCATCACCTTCTGTAGCAGATGCAGCTAATTCACAGCTCATAGAGCCTGTTACCTCTGCAATGCCTACTCTGGATGCTTCACTCTCAACAGACCCCCCGAGAAGATCCCTAGTTAACTCTTCACGAGTTTTGTTCATCTCAAGTCCGTCACTTAATACGGCTACATAGTCATTTGATGCAGATGGCGCAACATAAGTGCCCTCTGTCGACTCGACAACTAATGCCACCGTTGATTCATTTGTTACTACACCTATGCTCAATTTATACCTCTCTAGTTATTTTGTTAATATATGCGTATTCGCCAAATAGCTCTAATGCTTTTTTATTATATGCAGCTGCAGCTTCATGCTCGCTAACAAAACTACCTAAGTATATATCTTTGCATCTTGCTACAAACTTAGATCCGTTAGACTGCTTAACCACACCTTTATACCTACTTTTAGAATACTTATTTTTTCTCTTATTTGCTAGGTTTTTTGCTTGTGTACATACTCTCAGATTGCTTTTTCTGTTATCAAGCCCATCGCCATTTATATGATCTACAACCATATTTCTACATGGATTCATTATAATTCTGTGCAGTAGGTTTTCTTTATAGTCATAACATACGCTAACATACCAGATTCCACTTTTTGGAGACTTTACAGTGTGAGTTCTATCGCTGTAATTTAGAAAATCATCCAAATCCATCTTAGCAATTCTTTTAACACCCTTCTTGTAAACTGGATAAAATACTGTGCCATTCATACTGTCTGATTCCTAAAGCGTATAGTAAAACTTACCTTTACAGATATTGTGCCATCATCTATCTTCTCTGGCGATTCATAACTTAATTCTGAAACTACTAAAACGCTTGCATTGCTTAATTTCTTCTGAAATACATTGATGTTTATTGATTCAAACTGATCATATATATCAGATAAAACAGCTCTTTCATTGATATCAGATGATCTATTAGCAAATGTGCGAGTTAAAACTGTGAAAAATGTCATATCTACAGTTAGAGCCTTATTAGTTCCAGCTACAGATAAGCCTGATTCAGTGCCTACACCGTATCTTTTCTCTGAGTTTCTAAATTCGTTTTGCTCTAGATCATATACATATTCTAGCTCTTTCCAGTCAGCTCCTAGAGTTGTTGATACTTGGCTTGCTAATGATGTTAAAATGCTTGATATATTACTCATTATCTTCTGCCTCGTCTTCTAAGCATACACCACCATCAGAGAATGGCTCGCACCTCTCACACACAACACCATACTTAGGGTGCGTATAAAACATCATGCCATCCAGAATTTCTCTCTTGCAATAATTACACTTTGTATGTAGCTCTATTATATTGCTCATATTCTACTTATAAACCCATAGTTAATAGCGTTTCTTTCTTGTTTATCGTATTTACCATCATCATCTTCATCAATTTTGATGTTCATTACATTTATAATCTTATCATACATGTTTCTATATATTTTAGACTTTTGCAAATACTGATCGTCTACTTGATCCGATACACTCATAAATATATAAGATAATACCAAATAAGTACTAGCTAGTTTAACTTCTGATATATCTAATAAATCAAATGAGCTGATATCTTCATATCTATCTGTGCTTGCATCTACTTTATACTTACCTTGTAAGTTAAGCGTTTGAACTATCTCATCTCTAGCAGCTAAATGGCTTAATATATGGCTTGTTTCAGTATTAGGTAGATATTTATCATATTCATATATGACTCTTTTAAGATCTTGATCATCAGAAAATACGATATTTAACCCATTAACAACCATTGCAGATGAATCAGCTGATATAGATATCTGATACCAGTATCGTTCGACTGAGTTAACATTTGTTTTAGCTTCTAGGTTAGTTGATTTATCTAAACCTCTATCCCATGTGATGAAACCAGGTCTATTAAATGCCTTAGTATCATCAAATTGACCGCTAACAGCTGTAAATGCTGATCCATTATAGTATTTAACTGATAATGTTGCTGCGTTGGTATTGGCAGCTCCAAGCTCCACATAGATATTATTAATCGGCTTATAGAAACCAATATAGATAAAATCTTCTGCTGCAATCATTGTAAATGATGCTGTATCTCTATCAAATTGTAGCAGCTCATTAGAATAGTCTGCAAATACAGAGTTATCATCGTGTAGAATTGTTAGTTTTTCATTTGTTTTAATCATCTCAATCCCTATGTAATCTTAGTTATTTTAACCTGTGAATAAACAGTACTAACTGAAAAGTTCGCACTTAATCCATAACCAAATGAGCCAGCACTTGTCTGACATCTGTGTTGAAACTCATACACTTTAGTTGATGCAACTGTTACAACTCCGGTGCATCTACTAATAGTCCCTGCGTTGGAAGCTGATCCGGAGTATTCCGATGAACCTATTATTTCTGTTACTGTATCTGTTATGTTTTCAAATCTTGTCTGGTGTCCGTTTACATTAGCCGCTGGTGCTGTTGCCTCTATATGATAAGTTCCAGCTGTTAAAGTTATCTGATTAGTAGCTATTGAAACTGATCCTGTTGCACCTGTTAAAGTATTTAGATCTCTAGTTCTCCACGCATTATTACTAAATGTACCACCAAAAGAAGCAGCAGTTTTAACATCCTTTACATAGGTTATTTCTAGAGTGCTTCCACCGCCACCGCCACCTGTGCCGTATTCAGTATCAACTCCAGCATCATTAACCGAGTGAAGTTTCTTTGTAGTTGAGTCTACATATAAAGCTGTACTACCGCTTTCGGGAGTAGCTGGTGCGGTGTCGTTTTTAATTATAATTTTGCTCATAATTACCCCTCTAATCTTCTATTAATACTAAGTCAAAACCTGCTGATACACTTGCTTGCGTCACTGCGCCTGCTGTTATCTCTGCTGTCATTTCTATATCTGTTTTTGCAGAAAACTTCTCAGGATCATCATACACATATTGCAATCCAGCTCCATCTGAGGGTATTGAGGTCTTGTTTTTTAACTGAAACACCTGCCCGAATGGTCTAGCTCTTAATCTTATGATGAAGTTTGTTACTTTCTTAGCACCAGCACTTGATGCAAAAAACGATCTTAGATAGCCTGTTGTATTATTGGGGATAGTATAGACCGCCATTAGTGTTTGGTTGTTACCGTTATCAATCACTGCTCTGATGTCTGTTGTCGTGTTAGGTCTACCATTTGTTACTGCTCCATTAACATAACAATAAACAAAGCCAGCTATATCAACTGAGCCAACATTTTTAAGTCTAAAAACTCTTATCAGCGGAGTTGTTAAGGCTACCCTTGTTTGACCTGCTAGCGTTATTGTCTGCAAAACTAGATCATAA